ACCTTTAATGGTACTTTTGTCATTACAAGAACAGGTGCTAGTACTTTTACATACACTTCTACAGGCACTTCTACAGTAACTTCTGTTACAGGTGCATATACAACTATTGGTATTACAGGCGTTAATTCAAATACATTTATCAATGTCAATTTGTTTAAAAATCGCCTTTATTTCACTCAAAAAGACACTTTAGCTTGTTGGTATTTGGATGTAGATGCCATTGGTGGCCCAGCTTCACCTCTATATTTTGGTGGAATTGCCCGTAATTCAGGCTATTTACAAGCAATGGGTACTTGGACACTTGACGCAGGTCAAGGTGCTGATGACTACGCAGTATTTGTAACAAGTATGGGCGAAGTTATCGTCTATAACGGTACAGACCCCGATAATGCTGACACATGGGTATTAAAAGGCGTATGGCAACTAGGTCAAACCTTTGCTCGTAGGTGTTTTTTCAAATTTGCAGGTGATTTATTGCTATTAACGCAAGACGGTTTAGTGCCTTTAGCTTCCGCTTTGCAATCTAGCCGCCTAGACCCCCGTGTAAACCTAACAGACAAAATTTATTACGCAGTAAGCCAAGCTGCAACTTTGTATTACGACCTTTTTGGTTGGCAAATTAACTATTTTGCTAGTGAAAATATGCTTATTTTGTCTATTCCTACCAGCACAGGTATGGAACAGTTTGTAATGCACACAATTACAAAGTCTTGGGGCAGGTTTACTGGTATTCAGGGTTATTGCTGGGAAGTTTCAGGCGATGCAGATATGCACTTTGGCGGTGATGGTTATGTAGGTATTTTTTACGAAAGCTATTCAGACAACGGTGCAAACATTACCGCTACCGCCCAGCAAGCCTATAGCTATTTTGATAGCGCAGGGCAATTAAAGCGTTTTATGATGGTTCGCCCAATACTTCAATCTACAGGCGGTGTACCAAGCGTTTTATGCGGTTTAAGCGTAGATTTTGATACTCAATCCCAGTTAGGGGAAGTTCAATTTAACCCAAGCACATTAACTGATGCCAAATGGGATTCTTCAAAATGGGATGCTGCAAACTGGTCAGGTGGCTTAGTTACTACTAAAATTTGGCAAGGCGTAACAGGATTAGGATTTGCAGGTTCAATTAACTTAAATGTGGCAAGTCGCAATATTGAACTGCATTGGGCAAGTACCGATTATGTAATGGAGCGTGGGGGCGTACTGTAAGTGCGTAGGGTTACTACTGAAGATCAACAGTACATGGGGGACTGGTTAGTCAGAATGATGAACCACCCTTTACCCATAGAAACAGTATGTATTGGGCAGGAAATAGACGGTAATTTAGTAGCAGTAGTAGGATTTGCTAGTTTTATGCCAAAAGCGTGTCAAATGCACATTGCGGCAGTAGACGAAGTAAATTGGATGAGTAGAGATTTATTGTGGGCGGCTTTTGACTATCCCTTTAATAAACTAGGAGTTAGCGTTATACTAGGTCAAGTTTGTGCAGATAATGAATCTGCCCTAAAACTAAACCGACACCTTGGTTTTAAAGTAATAGCCGAAATCCCTGATGCTCACATGGATGGTGATTTAGTGATTATGGCTATGAGGCGTGAAGATTGTCGCTTTCTCGACATCAAATGCCCTTTAAGAACAGCAAGAGGAGAATGACATGGGTGGTGGTGGATTTTTAGGATTAGGCCCTGCGCCAAGTGCGCCAGCAGCCCCCGATTATGCAGGGGCAGCTAGGGAAACAGCACAAGGCAATCTTGCGGCAGCACAAACGGCTACAGCCGCTAACCGTGTAAACCAAGTTACTCCTTACGGAAACCTAAATTACACACAGACTACTGATGCCCAAGGCAATCCTGTATGGACAGCTACTACAAGCCTTTCTGATGTTGGTCAGCAACTTTTAAACAATCAAAACGCTGCAAGTTTGGGTTTAGGTTCTGCAATTACATCCCAATTAGGTCAAGTACAAGATGTTATGGGGCGTGGTTTTAACCCAAATACTCCAGCCATTCAATATGGCGGTCAAGCCCCAACGCTAGGCCAAATTGGACAAGGCCCACAGTTTTCTCAAGCAGGAACAGCGGCTCAAGCGCAAGGCATGGGCAACGCCCCTACTTTACAAACAGGCTTAGATTATCAAGGTATGGAAGGCTGGGACAAAGCTACTGGTTTGTTAATGAGCCGTTTAAACCCACAAATTCAGCAAAGCGAAGAACGACTACAAGCCCAATTAGCTAATCAAGGCATTGCGGCTGGCACAGAAGCCTATAATCGTGCCATGATGCAACAAGGTCAAAAAACCAATGATTTGCTTACACAAGCACAATTGGCTGGTCAAAATGTTCAGCAGAATATGTTTGGTCAAGCCTTACAAGGCGGTCAATTTGCTAACCAAGCTATGCTGGGACAAAACCAAGCGCAACTTGGTAATGTGGCATTAAGCAATCAAGCTGCCCAACAAAATTACGCAAACCAACTTGCTGGATTAGGCTTTAACAATCAAGCAGGTCAGCAAGGCTTTGCTAACCAATTGGCAGCGCAACAGCAACAAAACCAAGCATTGCAACAAATGTTTGCAAATCAACAAGCTGGTGCTGGTTTAAGCAATCAAGCGCAACAACAGGCTTATAACCAAGCCTTGACCCAATACAATATGCCGCTTAATACTTTAAGTGCATTGCGTACTGGCGCACAAGTTCAAAACCCATCGTTTGTAAACTCTGCCCAGCAAGCAACAACTCAAGGTGCTGACATACTAGGTGCTACACAGATGGGCTACAACGCTCAGATGGGTGACTTTAATCAACAACAAGCGGCTCAAGCTAATTTTAACCAAGGTTTGATGGGTCTTGGTGGTGCTGGAATTATGAAATATTCTGACATTCGCACTAAACAAAATATTACAAGAATTGGCACATTACCTAACGGTTTGCCTTTTTATCAATTTGAATACAAGCCTGAATTTAAAGACATTGCAGGGCATGGTGTACATATTGGCGTTATGGCGCAAGAAGCTGAGTTGGTCAAGCCTGAAGCGGTTATTACCAATGCAAATGGCTACAAAATGGTTAATTACGGAGTGTTAGATGAATAATAATTATTTCACTAATGTAGGCTCTTATATGCAGCCTACCGATCCTAACGAACTTGCTAGATTAAGCCCGACTTTTCAAAACATTGGTATGCAACAAGCAAACCAAAATGCTGCACTTGCACAACAAAATCAATTGGTTCAACAAGCAGGGCAAACTCAGCAAGGTATGAATCCAATGGCAATGGCAGCTATGTTGCGTAAACAAGATCCTAACCAAACTAATGTAAACGCTCAAGATGTACAAATGGGCGGTTTAAGCACTTACAACCCATTAACGCAATACAGCATTTCTCAGCAATATGGTACTGATCCTTATTCACAAACAAGCAGGATGCTTGCGGCACAAGAAAGAGGGCTTTAATTATGGCTATTAATCCCGCTGGAACTTTACCCCCCGAATTGTTTGCAGAGCAACAGCAATTAAACCGCCAGCAACAAATGGCGCAAATGCTGATGCAACAAGGTACACAACAACCACAAGGCCAAATGGTTAGTGGTCGTTTTGTTGCCCCTAGTTTCTTTCAATATGCTGCCCCATTAGCGCAACTGTACGCTGGCAAAAGCCTTGCAGAACAAGGCGATAAAAGAGCATTAGCTTTGGCTGAACAATTACGCAAAGGCAAAGAACAAGAAACACAAGCAATTATGGAGCAGTTGAAGCCCCGTGATGTGCAAACTGAAATGGCTGGCCCATATGGAGTTAGTGGTACAGGTCAAAATGTACCTATGCCAGTTGCTACACAGACTTTGCCGCCTGATATTCAAGCTGCCACTAATTTAGCTTTGCAATCTCGATTTGGTGCAGGTAAAGAACTGTTACCCACATTAATTCAAAGATCGTTACCTGAGCCAATTAAACCTACAACTGATATGCAGAATTATGAATTTGCTAGAAGTCAAGGTTACAAAGGTTCTTTAAATGATTTTAAAAATCAAATTACACCATATCAACAAGCTCAATTAGGCATTGAGCGTGAAAAGTTTGAGTTTGAAAAAACAAAAAGTGCAATAAAACCATTGCCTGAAGGTCTTAACAAGCAAGTTACAGGATCAATTAACCTTAGTGATGCTATTACGGATTATCAAAGCAAAATTAAAGGTTTTGGCGTCAAAGATTTTGCTAACCCTGATAAACGGGCTGAAATGGGTAACGCATATAACAATATGATGTTGCAAGCAAAAGAAGCATACAACTTGGGCGTATTAAACGGCCCTGATTATGAAATTTTACAAAAAGTTGTGCGTGACCCAACAAACCCATCGTCTTTGCTTTTTTCAAACAAAGCATTAGACAAGCAAGCTGAAAATCTAAGAACCACAGCTAAAAATATTGTAAACACAGCATATATATCGCAAGGTCGTGATGTTCCTGCTGATGTTGCAAGAAAATTAGTTAAACCTGAAGTAAATAAACCTTTACAAAGTTTTAATACAGATCAAGATGTTCAACAAGCAATACAGGCTGGCACTTTGAAAAAAGGTGACAAAGTAACCGTTAATGGCGTAACTGGAACTATTCAATAATATGAAATTCGTACCTGATACTCAACAAGCACCACGCTTTGTTCCTGATGAGGTAACACCTGCACCAGCATATGCTGGCCCAGTTGTGGAAGAAAATCCAGTATGGGCTTCTACAGGTGGCGGTGCTGCTATGGGTAGGCCACGCATGGTTAATCGCACTAATGTGCAAGCCCAACCAAGACCTTTAGAATCAGCATTAGCTGGCGTTACAAAATCTGCTATTGATCCGCTTGTTGCTGGCGCACAGCTTGTAACTGGTGGCAATTTAGGTACAAGTAAATTAGCCCAAAACCTTGATAAACAAGCAGATGTTTATTACGAAGCAAACCCTATCTCTTATGGTGCTGGTCGTGTAGCTGGTGCAGTTGCCCCTGCCGCAGCCATTACTCGTGGTGCTGGCATGATTCCTAGTTTTGCTAGAGCAAACCCAATTGCTCAAGGTTCAGCTATTGGCGCAACATCAGGTTTAATTACGCCTATAAATACAGGCGAAACTGGCGCAGATATGTACGGTAATGTAGCCAAAAATGTAGCTGTAGGTACTGCTTTAGGCGGTGCTATTCCTGCCGTTACTTCTTTGCCATCTATGTTGCGTGGCAAAGCACCAAGCCCACAAATGGCTCAATCCATTCAACAAGCAAGGGATTTAGGTTATGTAATACCACCAACCCAAGCTAACCCATCTATGCTTAATCGAGTAATGGAAGGCGTTGCTGGAAAAATTAGCACAGCACAAAACGCAAGTGCTAGAAATCAACAGCTTACTAATGAATTAGCTGCTAAATCGTTAGGTTTGCCAAAAGATACTGCTATTACTCCTGAAGTTATTACAAATTTGCGCACTACGGCTGGAAACGCATATACAAATCTTGGGCTTTCAGGTCAAGTTATTGCTGATAAATCGTATATTAATGCGTTAGATGATATTGCTAAACCTTATTTAACCGCTATGCAAGGCTTTCCCGATTCGCCACCAAGCCCAGTAATTAACTTGGTTCAATCGTTAAAATCGCCTAGTTTTGATGCAAGTTCAGCAGTAGAAAAGATTAAGCAGTTACGCACATCGGCTGACGATGCGTTTAGAACAGGTAACAGCGATATTGGCAGAGCATCTAAAAAAGCGGCTGATGCTATTGAAGGTGCATTAGAAACCCATTTAAGCAAAACAGGTCAATCTGATCTTTTAAGCAAATTTAGGGATGCACGGCAGTTAATTGCTAAAACTTACACTATTGAAAAAGCGGCAAATACAACTACTGGCACTATTGATGCTAAAAAATTGGCCGCACAATTGCAGCGTGGCAAACCTTTATCGGGCGAATTAAAAAGCATTGCTCAATTTAGCCAAGCATTTCCAAAAGCAAGCCAAGCAACAGAAACTATGGGCAGCTTGCCGCAATTAAGTCCATTAGATTATGTTGCTGGATTACTTGGTGGAGTAAGTACAACAGGGGGCTTAGGTGCTGCCGCAATACTGGCTAGACCAGCTTTACGAGCAGCCGCATTATCTTCACCTGTACAAAATCGTTTAATCCAAGGTACTGCTGCGCCTTATTTAACTCAAAATCAACGTAATTTAGCTCAATTATTAACATTGCAAGGCGTACAAGGAGCAACAAATGAGTAGAAACGGATCGGGTACATATACCCTGCCAGCAGGTAATCCAGTCGTAACTGGCACAACTATTACTTCTAGCTGGGCTAATACATCACTTTCAGACATTGCTGCTGCTTTAACACAATCGGTAGCGGCAGACGGTCAAACCCCAATGACGGGCGCATTAAACATGACCAACAACTTGATTGAGAATGTGGCCGATGCTACCGCAAGCGGTGATGCCGTTTCCCTAAACTTCATGCAAACAGGTACATATACCGTAGATTGCGGAACTTTCTAAGGTGGAAGTTATGGCTTTTGAAATTGATCCCGTCAAATATGGCGTACTTTGGCAAAAAGTTGAAGATTATGAGCGCAAATTTGATTCTATGGAAAAGAAAATTGACGCTATGGACAATGATGTAAAGAAACTTGTTGCTATGGCTGAACGATCTAAAGGCAGTCTTTGGGCGTTAATGGGTGTAGCTTCCGTTGTTGGTGGTGCTATTTCAATTCTTACTGACTTTTTCTTTATTAAAAAATGAACGAAAACATTGAATCCGCAAAAGAAGTCGCTGGTAAATCCATCGGCAAACAGGGCCTTTTCTACATCACTTTTATTGTGGTGATTGGCGTAGGTGCTTCAATCGTGCTAGAAGAAGGCAAAATGGCTGCCGTAATGGGTTTGCTTGGTGCTTCCCTTACTGCGCTTATATCTATGCTTAATGGCGTTGCTGGGGCTAACCCAAAACAAGAAAAGCCTGAATTTGAGATTATGAAAGAATTGATTGTGCGTTTAGATGGCATGGCTGACCGTGACCCAATGAGCGTACAAGTTGAAGGCGATAAGGTAACTGTTCGCAAGGGTGATAACGAAACTTCAATAGGCAGAAAATAATGTTTGGAATAGATGATATTGTTTCTGTAGGAATGAAGCTAGTAGATAAGCTGATTCCTGACCCTGAAGCTAAAGCTAAAGCCCAGCTAGACCTTGCCAAACTAGCACAAGAGGGCGAACTTCAGCAAATTCAAGCTGATATAAACGAACAACAAGAACTTACCAAGCGATTGCAAGCGGATATGCTGTCTGATTCTTGGCTATCTAAAAACATTAGGCCAATGACCCTTATATTTATTCTATTAGGGTACTTTACATTTGCCATGATGAGTGCTTTTGACCTAGACACCAATAAAGCCTATGTTGAATTACTTGGTCAATGGGGAATGTTAATTATGAGTTTCTATTTTGGTGGTCGTACCTTAGAAAAAATTGTAGATATGAGGTCTAAAAAAGATGCTTGAAGCCCAGTTATTAGCTTTAGGCATTGAAGGCAAGTGGTTTGAGCCATTGCAAGAAACCTTTGAAAAGTACCAAATAAACACTCCTAAACGCCAAGCCTGTTTTATTGGTCAATGTATGCACGAATCAGGTGGTTTTAAGTTTTTGCGTGAAAACCTGAATTACAGCGCAAAAGCGTTAATGAATACATGGCCCAGCCGATTCCCTGATGCCGATACCGCAGAAAAATACGCTCGGCAGCCTGAAATGATCGCCAACAAGGTATATTCGGGCAGGATGGGAAACACCGAAGATGGTGACGGTGCAAAGTTTATAGGGCGTGGATTGATCCAATTGACGGGCAAAGACAACTATACGGCCTTTGGAGAAGCGATTGGCGAGGACTTGGTAACTAACCCCCAACTAGTAGAGCAACCCCGTTATGCGGCTCTTTCTGCTGGCTGGTTTTGGAACAAACGGGGGTTAAATGCCTTGGCTGATGCAATGGACATAGAAACCCTGACTAAGCGCATTAATGGTGGCAGCATTGGTATTGATGACCGCAAAGCCAAAATTTCTATGGTTTTAAACGCTATCAGCGGTTAATTCTTTTAACTCAAACAAACAATCCCGTTCAGGAAATACCGCAATATACAGCCTTGCAAGGTAAGGCGATACATTGTTGCTAATCTTAAATGGCTTTGGGTTCATTTGGCTTTTGTTTTGCGCTTCAGATATAGCCGATTCATGCCTTAAATAAGCGCATAAATCCCTTGCTGAATGGTGTCTGCGACCTGACCCCCAAACTCGATTTGCTTCATGGAAAAAAGCCACAATAATGTGCCAATTTTTAG